TCGATCCCGATGACCGGTACGAAGCCAGCACCTTCACTCAGCTGGCTGATGCGCTCGATGCTAACCCGCAGGCCGTGATGGCCTACACCGACGAAACGCTGACCGACGAACGTGGACGAGACATTGCTATGCGGCGCCTCCCCTACAGCCGCCAGCAGCACGAGGGCAGCGCCAGTCATGTGCACGGCCTGATCGTGATGCGTCGATGGGCCGTCGAAGCCGTGCTGAAAGAAACCACCGACATCAACAATTTTTCCGACTGGCTGCTGACGCTGCTGGTTGCCAAGGCAGGCGAAGTGCTGCACCTGCCCGTCATCGGACGGCATTGGCGACAGCATCCGCGCCAAAGCCATCGCATGGGCGACCTTGGGGCCGTCCGGCGCGTTCGCCAGTCTTTGGATTTCTCGCCCGATGAGCTCTAACTACGCCACCGTCGCTCGTCGCTACGCCGAAGCGGTGGTGGCCGGAGAAATCCTGGCCTGCCGCTGGGTGCAACAGGCCTGTCGCCGGCAGCTCGATGATCTGGCCCGGTACACGGGCAAGGCCAGCCCCTACCGCTTCAACCCGAAGTTGAAGGACAAGGAAGGCCGGACCTTTCAGCCCGCCGACAACCTGTGCGCCTTCATCGAGCGGCTGCCGCACGTCAAGGGGCCGCTGGCCGGTGAGCCGATCAGCCTGGAACCGTGGCAGGTGTTCATCCTCTCGACGGTGTTCGGCTGGGTGAAGTCCGACGGCAAGCGACGGTTCCGCCGTTCTTACATCGAGGTGCCGCGCGGCAACGCCAAGTCCACGCTGTCCTCGGCGGTGGGCCTGTACATGCTGGCCGCCGATGGCGAGGGGGGCGCCGAGGTGTATTCACTGGCCACCACGCGTGACCAGGCGCGCATCGTGTTCGGCGACGCGCAGACCATGGCGCGGCGCAGTGCCGGCTTTCGCAGCCGCTTCGCGGTGAACGTCGGCGCGCACAACATGCATGTGCTGGCCAGCGGCTCCAAGTTCGAGGCGCTGTCGGCCGAGGGCTCGACGCTGGACGGCTTGAACATCCACTTCGGCTGCGTCGATGAGCTGCACGCCCACAAGACGCGCACGGTCTATGACGTGGTCGAAACCGGCACCGGTAAACGCGACAACTCACTGCTCTGGGTGATCACCACCGCCGGCAGCAACCGCGCCGGCATCTGCTACGAGGTGCGCACCTTCGTCACCAAGCTGCTCGACGGGGTGATCCAGGACGACACCCAGTTCGGGATCATCTACGGGCTGGATGACGGCGACGCCTGGGATACCGAGCCGGCGCTGATCAAGGCCAATCCCAACTGGGGCATCTCGGTGCGCCCGGAGGTGCTGGGACCGCTGCAGGCCAAGGCCATGCAGTTGCCCAGCGCCATCAACAACTTCAAGACCAAGCACCTGAACGAGTGGGTCAACGCCGACACGGCGTGGATGGACATGCGGGCCTGGGACGCCTGCGGCGACTCCACGCTCGATCTCGACGCCTTCGAGGGCCAGCCCTGCTGGGTCGGGCTGGATCTGGCCAGCAAGACCGACATCGCGGCGCTGGTGCTGGTGTTCCAGCATCCCGACATCGCTGATGCCTACGCGGTGTTCGGCAAGTACTACCTGCCCGAGGACACGGTCCAGGCCGCCGGCAACAGCCAGTACCCAGGCTGGATGCGTACCGGGCGGCTGACCGTGACGCCCGGCAATGTGATCGATTTCGGCTGGATCGAGGCCGACCTGACGGAGATGGCCTCGCGCTTTCAGATCCAGGCCGTGGCCTTCGACCCGTTCCAGGCCACGCAGCTCTCGACCCGCATGCTGGCTGAGGGCCTGCCCATGATCGAGGTGCGGCCGACGGTGCTCAATTTCAGCGAGCCGATGAAGACCCTGGAGGCGCTTGTGCTGCAGAGGAAGCTGGTGCACGACGGCGATCCGGTACTGGCCTGGATGGCCTCCAACGTGGTCGCGCATCTGGACGCCAAGGACAACATTTACCCGAGGAAGGAGCGCCCGGAGAACAAGATCGACGGCATCGTCGCTCTGATCATGGCGATCTCGCGTGCGATCAAACCGGGTGACGGCATCGTGATCGACAGCAGCTACGAGCTGATGGTGCTGTGATGGGCAAGGTCGCCGACTTCTTCCGACGTCTCGGGCCACGCTCGGACTCGGACGATCGCAGTCCGTGGGGATCGTTCTGGTTCGAGCCGGTCACCGTGCGCAGCATGAGCGGCGCGCGCATCTCGTCCGAGTCGGCGCTGCGGCTCTCCGCCGTCTATGCCTGCGTGCGCATCCTGGCCGAGAGCATGGCCTCGTTGCCGTTCATCCTCTATCGACCCGGCTCCAAGCGCGGCAAGGTGGAAGTGCGCGACCACTGGCTGTACCGCCTGTTCCATATCCGCCCGAACCGGTATCAAAACCCGTTCGAGTGGCGCGAGATGCTGATGGGCCACCTGGCGCTGCGCGGCAATGCGTTCTGTCGCATCGTCAGCAATGCCGCTGGCGAGATCACCGACCTGATCCCGATCCACCCGGACCGAGTCAGTCTGGTGCTCTCGAATACCCAGGCCGACGAGTACAGCTATCGCATCCTTGACCGCTTCGGCAACCAGACCATCCTGCCGCGCGGCGCGGTCTGGCATCTACGTGGACTGTCCTCTGACGGCATGATCGGCCTGTCGCCGATCGAGATGGCGCGCGAGAGCTTTGGCCTGGCGTTAGCCGCCCAAGACTACGGCGCGCGCTTCTTCGCCAACGATGCCAAGCCCACCGGTGGCTGGATCGAATATCCGGGCACCTTCAAGGACAAGCCCGCCCGAGACAATTTCCGCGAGTCCTACCAGAACGCGCAGGGCGCGATGAATCGCGGCAAGGTGCTGGTGCTGGAAGCGGGCATGAAGTACCACGAGGTCGGCGTCACCAACAAGGAGGCGCAGTTCCTGGAGCTGCGCAAGTTCCAGGTCACCGATATCGCGCGCCTGTTCCGCGTGCCGCCGCACATGATTGCGGACCTGGACCGCGCGACCAACAACAACATCGAGCAGCAGTCGATCGAGTTCGTGCGCTACACCATGCGTCCCTGGGCCGAGCGCTGGGAGGCCAGCATCCGCGCCGACTTGATGCTCGACAACGAAGGGCTGGACTGCGAATTCGACTTCGCCGCTTTGATGCGCGGCGACGCCAACAGCCGGGCGACCTACTACTCCGCGATGGTCAGCATGGGCGCGCTCACGCGCAACGAAGTGCGCCTGGCCGAGAACTATGCGCCGCTGCCAGGGCTCGACGAGCCGCTGGTGGCGCTCAACATGGGGGCGACCGGCACCAACCAGCAGCCGTTCCAGGCGCCGCCGCCCGATGACGACAACGCGCAGCCGAACAAGATCAACGACCGAGAAGATGACGATGAAACGTGAACTGCTGCTGGCCGAGTTCCTGGCCACGCCGTGGGCCTTGATGCCGGAACGACTGAATGCATTGACCGCCGTCTTCGGGCGGTGGGCCAGGAACGAGCCGGCCGGCGACGACATCCTGGCCCGCGTGATGGCCGACCGTGACGCACGCCAGCTCAAACGCCAGGCGGCGCAGACCGCCGGTGGCAATGGCATCGCGGTGCTGCCGCTGTATGGCGTGGTGACCCAGCGCGGCAACATGGTCGACGACGTCTCTGGCCCGGGCACCACCAGCACGCAGATGTTTGGTGCCGCCTTGCGCCAGGCGCTCGCTGACGACTCGGTCGGCCAGATCCTGATCGACATCGACAGTCCGGGCGGCAGCGTCTACGGCGTCGCCGAACTCGCGGACCAGATCCAGTCGGCGCGCGCGGCCAAACCGGTCGTGGCGATCGCCAACAGCCTCGCGGCCAGCGCCGCGTACTGGATCGGCTGTGCCGCCGCCGAGTTGTACGTCACGCCCGGTGGCGAGGTCGGCTCCATCGGCGTGTGGCAGGCGCATTTCGATTACTCGCAAGCGCTGGCCACCGATGGGGTGAAGCCCACCCTGATCTCGGCCGGCAAGTACAAGGTCGAAGGCAATCCTTACGAGCCGTTGGACGAGGAAGCGCGCGGCTTCATGCAATCGCGCGTGGACGATTACTACGGCGCGTTCACGAAAGCCGTCGCCAAGGGGCGCGGCCAGCCGATTGCCAGTGTGCGCGAGGGCATGGGCCAGGGCCGGGTGCTCGGCGCGGATGCCGCGCTCACGCAGAAGATGGTCGATGGCATCGCTACCTTCGATGAGGTCGTCACGATGATGCAAAAGCGCGGACGTGCTCAAGGTCGAGCCACGTCCCGCCTCACGCAAGCCAGGAACACGCTTGCCTTGATTTGATTTTCTGCCTGCCCGGCGTCACTGGGCAGACCCAACGAACAGCCGCTTGAGGGTGACCTCGGCGGCTTTTTTCATACCCGCTCCGGTGATGCTCACCCGCGCGGGTTTTTTCATTTGGAGAACCCGCAATGAGCAAACACCTACGAGAGCTTCAGGCCAGGAAAGCGAATCTGGTCAAGGACGCCCGTGCCTTGACGGAAGGCGCCGCTTCCGAGAATCGCGATCTCACGGCCGAAGAGGCCAGCCGCTTCGACACCCTGCGCGCCCAGATCGAAACGGCCTCCGCCGCCATCGACCGGGAGATGACCCTGGTTGCGGAGGAGGCGCGCTCGGCCGGCGTCGCCGTGGCCTTGGCAACGGCTGGTGCCGTGCAGCCCAATCCGCCTGCCGCCAGCGCACCGGCAGGCGCGAGCATCATCACCGTCAGCGACAACCGCGAACTCGATCCCCGGCGCGGTTTTGCCAGCGTCGGCGACTTCCTGAAGTCGGTGCGACAGGCCGAGATCGCGCGCCGCGCGGGCGGCGTGGTCGACGAGCGGCTGCTGGTCGGCTCCGGGATCGGTGCCGTCGCCCCCGGCCTGGCGGCCAACGAATCGGCCGGCGTGGACGGCGGCTTTGCCGTGCCGCCTCAGTTCGCGCAGGAGATCTTCACGCTCTCGCTGGGTGAGGACGGCCTGCTGCCGATGACCGACAACGTCGAGATCTCCGGCAACAGCATGTCCTTCCCGAAGGACGAGACCACGCCCTGGGGATCGAACGGCGTGCGCGCCTACTGGCAGGGCGAGGCCTCCGTCGCCCAGGCCACCAAGCCGCAACTGGGCCTGACCACGCTGCGCTTGAAGAAACTCATGGCGCTGGTGCCCATCACCTCGGAACTGCTGGAGGACACCAACGCGCTCACCTCCTACCTGCCCAAGCAGATCGCCGAGCGTATCCGCTGGAAGACCAACGAGGCCATCCTGAACGGCCAGGGCGATGGCGTGCCGTTGGGCGCCTTCCAGTCCGGTGCGGTGATCACCGTGCCCAAGGACCAGGGCCAAGCGACCCAGACCTTGACCCTCACGAACCTGCTCAACATGCAGTCACGCTTCATGCCCGGCTCGGAGAACAAGGGCGTGTGGATCATCAACAAGTCGGTCCAGGCCGCCCTGTACGGCATCACCTGGAACGGCATGCCGGCCTTCATGCCGATCGGCTACCAGGTCAACCTCGGCGGCTCGCTCGCCCAGGTGCAGCGCAACACGCTGCTGGGCCTGCCAGTGATCTTCTCGCAGCACCCGGCGCCGTTCTCGAGCCAGGGCGACGTGCTGCTGGTGGACCTGCAGTACTACCACACGATCACCAAGGCGGGCGGCCTGCAGACCGCCACCAGCATGCATCTGTATTTCGACGCCGACGCGGTGGCCTTCCGCACCACCTTCCGCATGGACGGGCAAAGCAAGATCGCGCAGGCCGTGTCGCCCGCCAAGGGCGCGGCCACGCTCTCGCCCTTCGTCCAGCTCGGTGCGCGCTGATCTTTTCACTCACACAGAAGGACATCCCATGGGCTTCCCCAACACCAAAGGCTCGGAACAGTTCGCCATTCTTGGCCGCACCGGCCCCCTCAATGCCAATGCCGCGCAATCCGCCTGGGTCCCGGTCAGCAACGTCCATCGCTTGCTGGCGCTGATCGATACCGGCGCCAACGCGAACGGCGTGCTCAATGCGCAGCTGCTGCAGGCACTGGACGCCACCGGCACCGGCGCCAAGCCGATCACCGGCGTCAATGGCCAGGCCAAGGCACTCACCCCGATCGCAGCCGGCAATGCAATCAACGTGCAGGCCCTGATCGATTGCTCGGTCGACGAGCTCGACACCAACAACGGCTACGCCTTCGTGCAGTTGCAGATCACGCTGTCGAACGCCGGCCTGATCGCGGGCCTGCTGCTGGGCATCAATGCGCGGTTTGAGCCGGCCAGCTCGCTCAACGCCGCATCCGTCGCCCAGATCACCGGCTGAGCCACGACTGGTCGCGAACGGTCTTCCCATTCCTGATTTTTTTCACCCCCCTCAACAAGGAGCTTTTCCATGAACGTGATCCGCTATCTCATCGATTTCTTCCACATCAACGGCGCGGGCGTGCAGTCCGTCAAGTACGCCAAGGGCCAGACCTATCCGGCTGACGACGAAACCCTGTCGCATGTGGAGGCCGGGCACGCCGAGATTGTGGTGATCGATGTCACCGCCACGACCAGCGACGCTGCGACTGCCGAGCCGGCCCAGCCCGACCCGACCCCGGTGTCGGATGCGACCCCGGACACCGCACCGGTCGCCCAAGCGGCAGACGTAGCACCGGCGACTACGGCGGCAGCGCCCGCCGCAGATCCCGCTCCGGCTGCGGATGCAAGCGCGTCCTCGGCGACTCCGGCGACCACCGCAACCGATCCTGTGCCGGCTCCCGCCGTCGTGGTGGCGGCAGCGCCTGTGACCAGTCCGTCGGCGACCGATACGCCTGGCGATCCGTCTCTGACGGCGGCCCAGCCTGCCGACGCCACCGGGACCCAGGCAAGCGCGGCGGCAGCCTCCGCTGACTCGGCGGCGCCGGCAGCACAGGCGACGACCGCTACGCCGCCTGACGCGCCCGCCGCTTCGACGAACGAGCCGGCTGCTGCGGCGCCGTCGTCCGCGACCACGGCAACTGCCAGCACCCAAGGCTGATGCCATTTCACCTGGTGACACCACCGGCCGTCGATGCCACCACCGGCATCGCCGAGCCGGTGTCCCTGGCCGAGGTCAAGCAGCATCTGCGCGTCGACATCCCGGATGATGACGCGCTGATCCTGGCGTTGATCAGCAGTGCGCGGCAGATGGCCGAGACGCTGACCAACCGTCAGTTGCTCCCGGCCACCTGGAACCTGGTGCTCGATGCCTTCCCTGGGCCAAGCCTAATGGGCGTGCCGGCGGGTCTGTCGTACTCGATCCCCGGGCACGCCATCCTCATTCCGAAGGGGCCGGTGCAAACCGTGACTTCGATCGTCTACCAGGACATGAATTTCAATCTGGTGACGATGCCGCCCGAGGACTACGTGGTGACCTCCACCGACGATCTGACCCGCATCACGCCGATCTTCGGCCAGATCTGGCAGCCGACGTTGCCGCAAATCGGCGCGGTCGCCGTGCAGTTCGTGGCGGGCTATGGCGATTCGACGCAGGTGCCCGAGGGCATCAAGCACTGGATCAAGCTGCGCGTCGACAGCCTCTACAACCAGCGCGGCGAAGTGGCCTTCGCACGCGGGCGCATGGACAAGCTGCCCTATGTGGACGCGCTGCTCGACCCCTACCGGATCGCCATCCTATGAGCGAAGCGCTGATGCTCCCCGATACCGGGGAGCTCAACCGTCGCATCGTCATCCGGCGTTGGACCGACGTCCCCAATGCCAGCTTCAACGTCGATCAGACCTTCGATGCCGGCATCAACCGCTGGGCCAAGGTCGAGCCCATCCGGGGCATTGCCTCCCGCATGGGCGTGGCGACGGTGGAGGAAGCGACGCATTACTTCTGGGTGCGCTACAGCGCCGAGACGACGGCTGACTATTTTTCGCAGGACCGCGTCATCGAGTACCGCGCCCGGCGCTATCGCATCCTCGACGCGCAGAACTTCCAGGATGCCGACCGCTACATCCGGATCACCGCCAAGAATCTGGGTGCCATCGCTTCGCTCAACACGAGCGCACCGTGAGATTCGCCATGACTCAACAAAGCAGTGACGGACAGGTGGCAGGCATCAGCCTGCACGTCGGTCTCGATTTCCACAGCACGATCGACTACGACCGCAAGGCCATGCGCCGTGCCTTGGTCAAGGGCGCGGCGGTCGTGCGCAAAGAGGCACGCACGCTGGTGTCCCGCCGCGTGGTGTCCCAGCCTGGCGAGTTCCCCGGTGAAGTGACGGGCGCGATGCGCCGCGCCATCGGCGTGATCGGCAGAGGCTCCAAGGGCGGCTGGGTCAAGGTGGGTGTGCGCGCGATTCCCGGCAGCTTCTACTACCCGGCCGTGCTGTTCTACGGCAGCCCGGCGCGCCACATCGCCGCGCGCGGCAACTTCATGACGGCGGCGCTGGCGAATCGCGGCAGCGAGATCCGCGAGCAGGTGCGCGACGCGCTGCGCCACGCCTTGGTGCCCAGGTAATGCAACTCGAACTCGTCATCGCGCAACTGCGCGCACTGTGCCCGTCGTTCAGCGGCCGGGTGGCCGGTGCCGCCGAATTCAAGCCGGTGCAGGAAGCGGCAGCGTTGCCGGTGCCGTGCGCCTTCGTCATCCCGCTCGACGACCGTCCCGAGCCACCCAAGGCGCTCAACGCCGTGGGGCAGGAGATGACCGACAGCTTCGGCGTGATCATCGCGCTCGACAACCGTGCCGATGAGAAGGGCCAATCTGCCTTCGATGGCGTGCATGCCGTCCGCGCCGAAATCTGGCGGGCCTTGCTCGGCTGGGTGCCGGGGCCGGTGAACACCGTCAATCCGGCCACCGACTACAACGGCATCTTCTACGAGGGCGGCAGCCTGCTGGCGATGGACCGCGCGCGGCTCTGGTACCAGTTCGAGTTCGGCGCGCAGATGTGGATCGGTGCCAGCGATGGCTGGGAAGCCGGTGCATTGCGCACCTTGCCGGACTTTGGCACCGAGGATGCCCAAGGTCGATGGCTACCGGGCTCCGCCGCCAACGTGGAAGTCGATGTCGGCAGGCCGATCTTCGACGCCACGGCCGATTACCCGGCCAACCCGATCGCCGACTTTGCCCAGGCTACCGTGAGCGCGCCGCGCACGCACGGCCCAGACGGACGCATCGAGTTCGACATTTCAGTTCCCTGACCTGGCTGCCCAGGCCACGACGGATTTTCATGACCGCCCGCCACGACTCGCGTCGTCGCGGGCTTTTTGCACTGGAGCACGCATGTTTGCCATTCCCACACCGGGCCGATCGGTCCCCATCCCTGGAACCAGGACACTGTTGCCGGCCACCGGCCAGAACATCGGCCAGGTCACCCAGTACTGGCAGCGCCGGCTGCATGAGGGCGATATCACGCTGAGCGAGGCGCCTCCCGCTGCGACCCCGGCGGCGACGGAAGCAGCAAAGGCCGCGTCAACGGCTGCATCGCCGGCCCCGGCATCCGCACCGGCGGCAAACAGCCCGCCCCCAGCCACCTCCGTAGCACCTGAACCGGCGGCTTCCGCAAGGAGTACGACATGAGCGGCGTGTCCTTCGAACACATTCCATCCAATCTGCGCGTGCCGCTGTTCTACGCGGAGATGGACAACAGCCAGGCCAATCTGGGCGACCAGGCGCTCAATGCGCTGTTGATTGGTCAGATGTTTCCCTGGGGAACAGCCACGCCCAACAAGGCGGTGCTGGTCACCGATCCAAAGTCGGCCTTGGTCCTGTTCGGCCAGGGATCGATGCTGGCGCGCATGGTGGCCAGCTATCGGCTGCAGGATGCTGGTTCCTGCAACCTGTGGTGCATCCCCGTACAAGATGACCCCGCTGCCTCGCAGGCCTCGGGCACGATCGTCATCAACGGCTTCGCCAGCGCGGCGGGCGCCATCGCCCTCTACATCGCGGGCCAGCGCGTGAATGTCGGCGTCCAGCTGGGTGACAGCCCGTTCAACATCGCCGCCAACATGGTCAGCAGCATCAACGCCAATGCCGATCTGCCGGTGACCGCCACGACGGGGGCGTATGCCTTCGCCGCCGTGCGCCCCATGTCGGCGATCGCCGAGGGCTCGGCCGTCGTCACGCTCACCAGCAAGTGGGCTGGGCAGACGGCCAACGACATCACCGTCCTCGACTCCTTCCTGGGGTGGAGCGCCGGTGAGCGCGTGCCCGCCGGTGTGACGCTGAGTTATTCCGGCCCCACGCTTGCGGGTGGGTCCACCGACCCGACGCTGGCGGCCACCGCCATCCCGGGCATGGGCGATGACCCCTACGACTTCATCATCCACCCCTATGGCCAGGCGCAGGCCCTGAACGACCTGCAGCTGGAACTCAACGACATCACCGGGCGTTGGTCCTACGCCAAGCAGATCTACGGACACGGCTACACCGCCTTGCGCGGCATGCTCAGTGATCTGGTCGCCTTCGGCATGACGCGCAACGACCAGCACCACACCGTTGCCGCCATCGATGCCGATTGCCCGAATCCCTGCTGGGAATACGCGGCAGCCTATGGCGGCGCCAACGCGGTCGACATCGCCGCCGATCCGGCGCGTCCCACCCAGACGACGCCGCTGCTGGGCCTGCTCGCGCCGCGCGCCGGCAATCGCTTCCTGTTCGAGGATCGCCAGGCGCTGCTCAATTTCGGGATCGCGACGAGCTTCGTCTCCGGCGGCCAGTTGCGCGTGGAGCGCGCGATCACGACCTACCAGCAGAACGCCTTCGGCGCGCCGGACACCAGCTACCTCGACTCGGAAACCCTGCACACCTCGGCCTACGTGCTGCGTGCGCTCAAGGGCGTGATCACGTCGAAGTATCCCCGGCACAAGCTGGCGAGTGATGGCACACGCTTCGCCGCCGGCCAGGCCATCGTGACGCCCGCCGTCATCAAGGGCGAGCTCTGCGCGATCTACGGGCAGATGGAATACCTGGGCATCGTCGAAAACCTCGACACCTTCAAGCAGTACCTGATCGTCGAGCGCGACACCACGGACCCCAACCGGGTCAATGTCCTCTTCCCGCCCGACTACGTCAATCAACTGCGGGTGTTCGCGGTACTGAACCAGTTCCGACTGCAGTACCCGGCCAACCAGATCGTCAGCTGACCAGGAGGCAACCATGGCTCAACGTATCGCGGGCATCTGTTTCGTCAAGGTCAACGGCGCCCAATTCGAAATCTCCGGCGACATCGAGATTCCGCTGACCGAGTTCAAGCGCGAGGCCGTCATGGGCCTGTCCGGACCGGCCGGCTACAAGGAAACGGCGCTGGAACCCTACATCAAGGTGGTGGCGCTGTTCACGCCGGACTTTCCGGTGAACACCTTGCGCACCAACACCACACTGACCGTGACGGCGGAACTCGCCAACGGCGTCGTCTACACGCTCTCCAACGCCTTCGTGCGCGGGGAGCCCAAAGCCAAACCCATCGACGGCACGATCGAGATCGAGTTCTCGGGAAGCCAGGGACAGTGGAGTAACAACCAATGAGCGACCAAGAACTGACCATCCCCCTGTCCGCGCCGGTGATGGCGCATGGCGAGGAAATCACCTGCCTGGTGCTGCGCCAGCCGACCACGGCGGACCTGATCGAACTGGGGCAACCGATGCGGCTGCTGCCAGGCAATGGCATGGAGGACGCCGCCGTCGAAGTGCGCATGGGCGTGGTGGCGCATTACGTGGCGCGCCTTGCGTCGATTCCACTGTCCAGCGTCAAGTCCCTGTCGCTGGGTGACTTTGGCCGTGCGACGCAGGCGGTCCTGGGTTTTTTCGGGGAAGACGGCTCGGATCGGACGAACAGTTCGCCGAGCGCGTCTTCGAAGTCGCCTGGTTCTTCAAAACATCCCCGCGCGACGTCCTGAGCTTGACCCTCACCGAATTCGAACTCTGGAACCGGCAGGCCGAGCGCATCGCGCAGCGCCTGCAGGGCGACGAGTGACGGCATCCGAATCAGAAACCAATCATGTCTGACCGTTTCGAGCTCAAGGCCATTTTGTCGGCCAACGCGGAGAGCCTCATCCATGCCCTGAAGTCGGTCGAGGCCCCCGCGCAGGCTGCGCGCAAATACCTCACCGACATCGGCAAGTCCGCCTCCGGCCTGGCGGGCAAGTTCGGTTTGCCGGTCGGGATCGCCGGTGGCCTGGCGGCCGGTTTCGGCCTCGCCAAGGTCAAGGATGCGGTGCACACCTATGCCGAACTAGGTGAGGCGGTGCACCACGGCGCCACGCGCGCGGGCATGAGCGTCGAGCAGTTCCAGCGCATGAAGTACGTGGCGGAGCAAAACGGCGTCGCGGTCGAACAGATGGAAGGCGCCATGGGCAAGCTGAACCTGACGCTCGGGCGCGCGGCCGGCGGGCGAGGCAAGGAAGCCGCCGCGCTGTTCGCTCGCCTGGGCATCGCCATGCGCGATGCGTCCGGTCAACTGCGTTCGGGCATGACTGTGCTGCCCGAACTGGCCGATGCGTTCGTGCGCAACGAAAACCCGGCCGTGCGTGCCCGTATGGGGATGGCCTTGTTCGGCAAGAAGTGGCAGGAGATCGTGCCGCTGCTGGAAGCCGGCGGCAAGGGCATCGAGGAAGCCCAGGCGCGCATGTCGCGCTTCAAGGGCGTCATGAACGAGGAGAATATCGACCGATCGCGGGAATTCGCCAAGTCGCTGCGCGATCTGGAGATGGTCAGCAAGGGCTTCCAGATGACCATCGCCAAGAGCCTGGTGCCGGCGATCAAACCGCTGCTCGATGGCTTCAACGACTGGATGGCAGCCAACAAGAAGCTGGTGTCCGCCGAGGTCGGCCGCATGGCCAAGGATCTCGGACATTGGCTGTCCAGCATCGACTGGCGCGGCATGGCCCGCAGTGTGTTGGCCTTCGGCCAGGGCATCGGCAAACTGGTCGATTTCGTCGGCGGCCCGCGCAATGCGCTGATCGGCCTGGCGGTCGTGATGAATGCCCAGACGATCATGGCCCTGGGCGGCCTGGTTGGCGCCATCGGCCGCGCGGGCCTGGCATTTCTTGGTATGGCGGCACGGGCCTATGTCGCGAGCAATGCGGCGCTGCTGTCGATGGCGCGCACCGGCATCGCGGCCACGCTGCTCACCGGCCCGCTTGGGCGCTTGCGCGCACTGTGGACGTTGCTCGCCACCACGACGGTGTCGATGAGCGGCCTGATGTCGGGCGCCATGGCGATGGTCAGTGGCGGCATTCGCGCCGTCGGTGCGGCGCTGATGGCCAACCCGCTGGGCATCATTCTCGCGATCGCCTCGGCAGCTTGGCTGATTTATGAGAACTGGGACACCGTCAAAAGCTGGTTCACCGGCTTCTGGAACTGGATCAAGGCCCATGCCGAACTGATCCTCACCTGCCTCGGCCCGATCGGCTGGGTCGCCAGCACGATCATCGAGCATTGGGAGCCGCTCAAAGCCTGGTTCGGCGATTTCGTGCGCTGGCTGTCGGACAAGCTGCGCTGGATGGTCGATGCCGCCAAAGCCGTGGGCCATGCCTTCGGTATCGGTGGCGGCGACGAAAGATCGGCGAGCCCCGAGCCAGGCAACCCCTCCCGGGGCACGCCTCTGGGGGCGATGGCATCCCCGGTTGCCGGTAACCGCCCCTCCTTGCTGGGGACGGCTGCCGGCGCCGCCAAGGTGGAGGGCCAGGTGAACATCAAGATCGACGGCCTGCCTGCAGGTTCACGCGTCGAACAGGTGCGCGGCGGCACCATGCCGATCAATGTCGATGCCGGCTACAGCGCGCATGCGCTGCTTATGCCATAGCGCCGGATTCCTCTCATGGCCAAGTATTCCGACTCTCTGCATACGGCATCCTTTCGCGGGGTGGTGTTCCAGGTCAATGGCGCCGACTGCGGCGCCGGCCGACGCGTGCAGGTCCATGAATACCCCCAGCGCGACATGCCCTGGGTGGAGGACCTGGGCCGTGCCACCCGCGAGATCGCGCTGGACGCCTTTCTGATCGGTGCGGACTACATCGATCAGGCCAATCGCCTGCTCTCAGTTCTGGAGATGGCTGGGCCGGGGACGCTCGTGCATCCCTGGCTGGGAACGATGCAGGTGTGCCTGTCCGCACCGGCTCGCGTGCGCTTCGATTCCGGCCTGGGCGTGGCGACGGTATCCCTGTCCTTCGTCGAATCGGGCGAACTCACGTTCCCGATTCCGACGAGTTCCACCCAGGCGGCCAGCCGGCTCGCGGCCGATGGACTGGCCACGGCGGCCATCCAGGATTTTGCGGGCAGTTTCACGGTCGCGGGCTTTCAGAGCTTCGTCGCGGCGGCGGCCCAAGGACGACTGGCCGCCATGCTGGGTTTCGTGGGGGCTGGGCAGATCGCGCAGGTGCTCGCGAACTTCACATCGCAGGCCACCTCGGTCGCCAACCTGGTCACCCAGGCGGCGTCTTTTCTGAGCAATCCGGCGATGCTGGGTCAGACGCTGCTCAATGCCTTCGGCCTGTCGGGCGCGGCGGGCGCCGTCGCCGCCTGGTCCAACGTGGTCAAGCTGCTCACCGGCACGGCGTCGTCGAACGCCATGCTGGCGCGCACCCCGGTCGTGGCGGCCACGCCGTCACGCCGGCAGATCGATACCAATGCCGTCGCGCTCTACGGCCTGGGCCGGCAACTCCTGCTCGCGCAAGCGGTGGGCATTTCGTCCCTGGTGGGCACCGAGCAGGACAGCGTGCAGGCCGGCATCAGCCAGCCGTCGGGCGGCATGCCGGTCGCCCCACAACAGGTCACGCAAGACAGCATGCTGGCGGTGCGCGACGCGCTGCTCTCCACGCTCGACGCCGAGATGCGCCGCTGCGGGGACGCCGCCTATGAGGCGTTGCAGACCGCGAGCGCGGCGGTCTATGTGGATTTGACGGCCCGGGCGCAGGGCGCGGCTCGTCTGACCGCCTGGACGCCGCCCGAGACGATGCCGATGCTGGCCGTCGCCTACGAGTTGTACGCGGATGCGTCGCGCGATGCCGAGATCCAGTCGCGCAACGGCATCCGCCATCCCGGCTTCGTGCCGCCCGGCGCGCTTTCCGTGATCGTGGCCTGACATGGCGAGCACTGATCCAGGCTATCCGGCGGGCCTGCCGGAGAATCAGGTGCGCCTCGTGGTGGGCGGCCAGGAATTCGGCGGCTGGAAGAAGATCCGCATCGAGGCCGGGATCGAGCGGCAGGCGCGCAGCTTCGAGCTGGAAGTCACCGACCGCTGGCCCGGACCGACCTCGGCCGCCACCGCAGACACCGCACCACCGGTCTGGCGCCGTATCCGGCCATTCGATGCCTGTCAGGTGCTGATCGGCAACGACCTGGTGCTGACCGGCTATGTCGATGCCACCCCGATCCAGTATGACGGCAAGCGCGTCAGCGTCACCGTCAAGGGCCGCAGCCGCACCTGCGATCTGGTCGACTGCTGCCCGCCCGATTCCGGGCGGGCAGCACCGGCGGGCAACGGCCTGTGGGCGGACGTCAAAGGCAAGGACGGCAAGACCGGCACGGTCGTCAAGCCGGCGGCGGCCAACACCAACGTCTGGCGCAACGCCAAGCTGGAGACCATTGCCGCCGCGCTGGCCGCGCCCTATGGCGTGCGCGTGCTGACCGAGATCGACAGCGGTGCGCCGATCACCGAGCACCACGTCCAGGTCGGGGAAACCGTGTTCGAGAGCATCGACCGGCTGATGCGCCTGCGCCATGTGCTGTCCACCGACAACGCCCGGGGCGACCTGGTGTTCATCGATGTCGGCAGCGCCGGCAATGCCACCACCACGCTCGAGTTGGGCCAGAACATCCGGGAGGGGAGTTGCGAACTCGACTTCAAGGCGGTGATGTCCAGCTACGTCGTGAAGGGCCAGCGTGCGGGCAATGACGGCGACTTCGGCGTCATTGCCAACGAGGTCGAAGGCGACGATGACGGCGAGGCCGAGTTCGAAGGCGGGATCTCCGACGCCGGCACGCCGGTGACGGCGAGTCTGACGGATGCGCGTTCCAAGCGCTTTCGGGTGCTGGTGCTCAAGCAAGCCGGCCATGCCGACGCCGGCACCTGCCAGGACCGGGCGCTGTACGAGCGCGCGCACCGGGCCGCCAAGGCGCTCGAAGCCACCTATACGGTCGCTGGCTGGCGCCAGGGTGACGGACAGCTGTGGGTGCCGAACCTGCTGGTACGCGTCCGGGACGACTTGATCGGCTTCGACCAGACCATGGTCATCGCCGAAGCGCATTACCTGCTCGACGACAACGGACTGCGCACGCAATTGCGTGTCGGGCCGCCCGATGGTTACCGCTCCAAGGCGGCCAAGCCGCGCAAGGGCATCAAGCGCGGCGGCGCCGACACCTGGGGAGATGTGGAATGAGGTTCAATCCATGACGGATTTCGCGCGCCTGGTCGCGCCCTATGCGCGCCGCCTGTCCAACATGGTCGCGCGTGGCAGCGTGTCCCTGGTCAACGCGGCGACCAAGATGCAGAGCCTGCAACTGCGCCTGTTGGCCGGCGAGTCCAAGGATGACGTCGAGCATTTCGAGCCGTATGGCTTGACCAGCCATCCCCAGCCCGGCGCCGAATGCGTCGCGCTTTTTCTCGATGGCGACCGCTCGCATGGCGTCGTCGTGTGCGTGGCCGATCGTCGCTATCGGGTCAAGGGCCTGGCGAGCGGCGAAGTCATCTTGCATGACGACCAGGGGCAGTCCGTCTATCTCATGCGC